ATTGTATCCATTTTTGTAAACGAATATAATTTCGTGAATGGAAAACAATGCAGTATTCACGCGGAACAAGGAGTAATTGATAATTTCAGAAAAAGTAACCCAATGGTGTCTTTATCAGATCACACTATAATGGTAATCAGGGGTAATATATATGGAGAATTTACTATGTCCAAACCGTGTATACACTGTTACAAATGTATTTCAGAAAGCGGTATTAAAAGAATTATATATTCCTCTTATGGTGTTTTTTCATTTGAGAGAATCATATTAGACTAAATAATATATATTTGTTATTTTCTTTTAATAAAAAGATTTTATACATATAAAGATGTTATCTGAGACCACAAGATTTTATACATTTATTCTGTTTCTTATTTTGATATTGCTTCAAATTATCATTGCTCTTTTTATAGAAACTGATCTTGTTTAATCTTTGAAACTGTTTTCAGTGATACCGAGTGTTTCCACAGCCTGTTTTGCAGCTATCTGTTCAGCTTTCTTTTTTGTTTTACTTATACCAGTGCCATAAACTTTATCATACATTTTTACCTGTATTGTAAATTCTTTTTTATGAGCCAATCCATCTTCTTTAATGCATTCGTATATGGGTGTCTCTAATTTTTTAGATTGGCAGAATCTCAAAAGGAGATCTTTGTAGTTGTCGTCTTTCAATAAATCGTTTTCGCATGTATATTTATATATTATATCTAAACAAAATTTTTCCGTGGCTTCTTGTCCAAGATCGATTCTCATAGCACCTACAAACGCCTCAAATGCATCCTCTAGGAACCTTTTGTTTTCCTTGCCCCCCGCAAGTACAACAAATGGACTCATTAGAATATTATCCCTGATGCCTATGTGCTCACTGAATTTTGACATTGACGATGATTTAACAATCCTAGTTCTTACTTTTGTTAAGAACCCTTCATCTTTATCTGGAAATCTATTAAATAAATAAAATGTTATAGCTGAACCAAATACAGAATCTCCCAGGAATTCAAGTCTTTCATTTGACTCTTTCATGTATTCCTGTACATAACCGGGTCTCTGTTTAACGAGTCCTTGAATGGACTTGTGTACGAGCGCCCGTTGATAGTAGAAGAGATCTTTCACTTTTCTTTGTGCGATTTTTTCGATAAGTTCCCTGTTGATATGGGGAACAGATAAGTCTAAGTTGTCTTCGATTTCTACAAAATTCGATGAATCGATTTCACTGTTAATCGATTTATCAGATTCTGATTCTGTTTCCAATTCATTTTTATCGATGGTTTTGTTAATGACCTTTGTCGGAATTAGTTTTTTTTTTTGATTCATTTAGCTCTTATTATTGTACATAGCTTTTTTTCTTTAAACAGTTTTTTATTTGTAAATTTTTTATGAGTAAAAAAATTTGTGACAGAAATCAGTATTATGAAAACGAATATAAAAAAATGTTTGTACAGTATGATATACCGAAAATGAAATATATTATTGTTTCAACAGATGCAAGGGGTGGGATTGGATATAAAAACGATCTCCCATGGAAATTTTTATCGGACATTACATTTTTTTATAAACAAACAACTATGACAAAAGATCCTCATAAAAAAAATGCAGTTATAATGGGAAGGAATACTTGGTTTTCAATCCCAGAGCGAAATAGGCCACTTATTGATAGGTATAATATTATTATATCCAGTTCTTCTGTGAAAGATCAAATTGTATTTAAAAGTGTAACAGAAGCGATCTCTCATATTGAGTCATTTGATTTTGTGGAAAACGTTTATTTCATTGGAGGGAATAAAATATACGATGAAGTGATACGGAAGAAACTATACGATGGTATTTTTCTAACACGTGTACACAGGGTATATAATTGTGACACTTTTTTTCCCGATATTTCAAAGATAAACCTAGAAGAAAAGCTTTGCACTTTAAAAGAAGAAAACGGTACTCAACTTGAATTTCAGTATTATAGTTTTCCAGTCAACCCAGAAGAACAACTTTATCTGGATACTATCAAGGAAATTCTAGAATATGGAAATAAACGTATGGATAGAACAGGAACAGGAACTCTTTCTGTGTTCGGAAAGAAAATGACATTTGATATATCCGATGGAACTATTCCATTGTTAACAACTAAGAAAATGTATTTTAAAGGAATCGCAGAAGAACTACTATGGTTCATTAGTGGAGATACAAGTGCAAAAACGCTACAGAAAAAAAACGTAAGTATCTGGAATGGAAACAGTTCAAGGGAATATCTTGATTCCGTAGGATTGAGTCATCTCGAAGAAGGGGACCTAGGTCCTGTGTACGGATTTCAGTGGAGACATTTTGGAGCTAAATACAAAACGATGTATGATAAATATGATGGTAAGGGAGTGGATCAACTTATCAGACTAATTGATACACTTAAAAATAATCCAAACGATAGAAGGATGATCATTTCTGCATGGAACCCGTGCGATTTTAAAAATATGGCTCTTCTTCCGTGTCATATTTTGTCTCAGTTTTATGTATCAGATGGAAAACTTTCATGTCAAATGTATCAAAGATCAGCGGATATGGGTCTTGGTGTCCCATTTAATATAGCGTCGTATTCTTTGTTTACACATATGATCGCTCAATGTACAGGACTTAAACCTGGTATGTTTATACACATTATGGGAGATTGTCATGTATATCTGAACCACGTTGAAGGTCTCACCGAACAAATGGAGAGAACTCCGCGGAAGTTTCCAAAACTGAAAATCAATTCAGATACTACAGATATTACCAAATTTGTATATACAGATTTTGAAATTTTAGAATATGATCCGTGCGCTTCCATTAAAATGGATATGAGTGCGTGAATAGTAACCATGGATGATGTAATACTTGATCGATGTCTTGTCTATCATGTATAGAAACAACGAGACAGTCTCTCAGAAAATCAATGAATAAAGCAGTTGGTTTTTTAATACTGCTTTCTATTCCATATCTCCAGTCAGAATCAATTAAAAGACTGTTTGTAAATAACATATAACATATTACTCCAAGTGAATAAACGTCTGATTTTTTTGAAAACAGACGTCTGTGAATCTCTGGAGCACAATAATGTTCAGTTCCTGTTTTTCTTGAAAAAAGTTCTCCAGTTGATGTTTCAAGTACTTCAGAAAACCCAAAATCAATAAGAACTAATTTTAGTGGATTTTCGGATTTAACAATGAAATTTTCTGGTTTTATGTCCAGATGAACAACGTTATTATCATGACACTGTTTTATACATTTTGCCATTTCTCGTACGTATACCTGTATTGTTCTTTCACTCACATCTATGTGTTCGAATTTATAATACAGATCCACTCCATCAACATATTCATATAAGATATGAAGTATAATATTGTTTTCATCGATCTCTGTGATTTCGTAGTCGATTATATTAATGACACTTTCGTGTTTTATTATACGTGGACAAATAACTTCATTCAAATTTCTTGAATACATTGTTCTCTTATAAACATACAATGATTCTTCACATAAATTTTCTTTGTTAATTCTTTTTACTATACATACTTGTGATTTTGCGCTATGTTCTAAAATTCTTTCGACAGTGTATTCTTCAACCATTAACAGATTACAATATTATTTTATTAGCGTTTCCATCTGTGTACACAATTATGGCACTATATGGCACTATATGAAACATGTCATTGGCTCATCGCTAGAGCGTGTTTGTGATTGGGTAAACGGCCTGGTAATATGGGATCGATTTTTTCATCTGTGAAATGTACATATGTAACTTCCATCGTTTTTAATAAATTTTTTAAAAAAATCATTGTCTTCGACCGACTCTAAAGCCGCTTTCCATCAATCAACTTAATATAAACTAACAAGAGATATAAAAAATGATACAGCGTATATCATTTTTTATAGCAATTACTCATTTTTTTTATTACGCGCTGTGAACCATCGGCACTTTTATTAACCAGCATTAGGGTAGGCACGCCTAAATTGACTACGCGTATTGCTTACAATCATATCACAAATTGTATAATCCGTAGAACACTGGCAACGGGCATTCGCGACACGCTCCATTACGCTTGACTTCGGTACGCCATTGCTATTAACCGGCGCACAGAGTGCATTAGTTGTATCGATCGTCATCTGACACCCCATACCCTTACCGACAAGTAGCGGATCCCCACTTCCCTTACACCACGTACATTGGATCAACCCCGGAATGCTCTTCATAGGACATTCTACGTCTTGCTTCCCATAACCGGGAAGGTTGCATGGGTTGCGGTAGCAACCGTGGGTTGAGAGGGTTGTGATGCCTTGTGATGCGTAGAACATATTTACCGTGGGAAGGTTCTCATTCGTAATCCAAAAGCACTGTCCCTGTGTCTGCTGGATACTGCAATCGCCTGTATTTAGGCTATTGCACGGATTACCAATACAGCGAGAGTTGTGTGCCCCAACCATAGTGCAAGATGCCACTTTCTGTGTTGGGGTCAGACCCGCAATGCTCCCCCGGGTTGTTTTCTTATTACAATGATCGGGTGTACCGCTAAACACGGAGCAATCCTGGTCCATGATATTGATAACACTACGCGTCTTTTGGGCTTCGCGGGTATTCCACCATGTGTTAAGAATCTTGTAGCATACTGGGTGAGAATCAAGGCTCCTGAGTCCTTCCGCGTTGACATTAAACGTCACAGTGGCAATAAAAACAAACAATTGCATAACCTTCATTTTTATTAATCTACTATTTTTTTTATTCATGTATGTCCTATAATAAAATCAAATCTTTAAGTAGATTAAAGACAAATCGGACTAATAATATTTTCGTGTTTTATTATACACTTACAAATAACTTCATTCAAACTTCTTTAATACCAGCATTTGAGATATTGTTCTCTTATAAGCGTACAATTAACTTCAGACAAGCTTTCTTTATTATGGTGCAATTAGTATACATTGATTTTCTTTCTACATTGTATTGTTCAACCAGTTTATTATTTTAACTGCGTTTCCATCTGTGTCCACAATTGTGGCACTGTATGAAACATGTCATTGGCTCATCACTAGAGCGTGTTTGTGATTGGGTAAACGATGTTTTTACTGACTTGCATCTGCCACAAGTGAACATACCGTCTGGAAGTTTATCGATGTCTACGGATTCCATGTTAAATTCTCTATTCATCATGTGTATAATTTCCTTGTCAGATGTTGCCCAACCAGAAGGATCGAGTTCTCTGTGTGTTTTATAAACGAGTTCTCTGGGTTTAAATGTCTTGTTCTTGATACACTCTAGAACATAAGGAGCATTTGGCGTGTATGAAATATTCGCCTTTACCCGTCTTACACACATTGAATACTCTGCTTCAAAATCGGGATTGGACCACGAAGGAGTTTCCATATTTGATTTCGCTTTCTCGACTGTATAATTATAGCAACTCTTTTCGATATTTCTCGCGATTTTATCGATGTTCATAAAATTAAACTGAGGATGTCTCTTTTTAATATCGTTTTCAAAATAATTATACATAAGATTATAACATTTTTCTCTTTTTGGGTGTTTGGTAGTATTTAGTTTCAGATTTTCTAAAGAAACTCCAGCTTCATCACCCATCCCCATTTTATTGAACTCGGACGCGAGATTGTCCATTCTTGTATATTTGTCTTTTAATTTTCTCTAATTTATATTTTTTAAAATTTATTTTTTTTTAAGTAATTTTCTTAAATTGTAGTAATTTTACATTTCAGTAGAATGAGATTTGTAGTATTTCATTAAAATTTTATCTCTATTTCCGTTTTTAATCTTTATAGGATCCTTGGTATATTCTTCCACAAGTTTATTATTGATATATGATTTTTTTGAGGTTGAGCGAGTGTGTCCTAGCTCAGCCGCTGTTTTATCAATTGCAATTGATATATTCTTAGATACAGTATTCTTAGATACAGAATTTATTTCCAGTTTCTGAAGATTGTCTAAGAAAATACAATTGGATGCATGTGTTCTAAAATCTTTACATGTGAATTCTTTTCCTATTTTACTTTGAAGATAATCGTTCATATCATTAGAAGTTACTCTGTAATATTTCCCAGATTGTCTGTATTGAAATAACCACTCCCCTGGAAAACGATTGATCTTTCCAAAAAAACGATTTAAATCTTTGTGATCAACTGTAATAACATGGTCTACACCTGATTTTCCCTTAAAAGATAAAATTACTTTGTTTCCTTGGTGAAAGCTAATGTTTTTCTTTTTCAGGGTTGTTAGTCCTATTCCTTTGTATTTTTTGTTACCTATTCTGATGTTTGTTATGTTCATGATTTTAAACATGTTTGACATGACTCTTTTTTTATCGAAATCTGGAGAAAATGTATCGGTTTCTACTGATTTCCAGAATACACTGAGTTTTTTCATAAACCTATACATTCTGACATTCTTTCCATGTGTTTGTTTAATTTTCCAATCTCTGTTATAGAAGTATTGTTTCTTTCCGCTAAGATCTTCGGCTACTGCCTGAATATCACTTTTTGAATTACTCGTTACCCATACTTTTTTATAAGCAGGTGGTATACCAATCTGGCGTATTTTCTTCACAAGTTTGGAATGGACCGGTTTGTTATTCGATGCATATATATATTTATCTTTAAGAATAATTTCTGGATTTTCATCCGTAAACATTTATTATATTAAACATAAAAAAGATTTCCCTCTTTATGCGTGTATTTCCTAATTCTTTTTTGTTTAATATATTTAATGTCTATTATTCGCCCAAAGAGATCGAATTTCACACTAGAGAACAGTGGATACATAAAAAACATAAAAACCAAACAAGAATCTCTTGAGAAGGAAATAGAATTATTACGCGAACAACTTGATAAATTTTCGTTGCCTACTTGTCTACCTATTACAGGTCCACCTGGTCCTATAGGTCCCCAAGGTGTATCTGGGCAAGTAGGACCCATAGGTCCGCCTGGTCCCATAGGACCCATAGGTCCTCCTGGTCCATCTGGAAAACAAGGAACAGCTGGTTTAAGAGGACCAAAGGGTGACTTTCCTTTTCCTGTACAAGTTGAACCTTCCAAACTAGAAGATGGGATGGTGTTGGTATGGTCTTCCAAAATTGGTGGATTCGTCGCTCAGAAGATCTTCGAAGAAAACTGATTTAAAAAATTATCTACTTAATAATCAAAAAAGAATGGATACTCATCCACAAGTATTAAAATTATCAAAAATCCCACAGTATCCACAAAGATCCCCAGAATGGTTTTCACAAAGATATTCTAAGCTAACATCGAGTGACGTCGATACTGTACTTGGACTAAACAAGTATCAAAAACCAATTGACGTTCTATTCAAGAAATGTGGTATAGCTGGAGAATTTAACGGTAACGAGGCAACTAGACATGGGCAACATTATGAATCAGAGGCTATTTCCCATTATTGTAAAATGTACAACAAACAAACACTTAGTTTTGGTTTGCTTCCTCACCCACAAATAGAATGGCTTGGTGGGTCTCCAGATGATATAACTTTAGATGGTATTGTTATCGAAGTGAAATGTCCTCTTTATAGAAAAATAGAAATGGGAAAAATCCCTGACCATTATATCTCTCAAGTTAAAATGAATATGGAAATAACTGGGTTGGACACAGCTGTTTTTATAGAATACGTGCCTGGTAGTATAACCCCAGATGGAGTTCATTTGTTAAATATTGTCCATATAGAAAGAGACCCGAGTTGGTTTCCGAGTGTTTTTCCAATTTTGGAATCTTTTTGGAAAGAAGTGTTGCATTACAGAACAAATGGTATCGAAACGCACACATTGTATAATAAAATGGTGGAAAAGACCAGAAAGAAAAATGAAATCACTATCCATAAAAACAAATTTGTTGCTGATAGCGACACCGAAGATTCTTTGGAGGATACCGATAAATTATTATCTAAGTTTTCATTTCGTGATGATAGAGAATAATTCTAAAAAAAATGTTTTTTAAGTATAAATGGGAATCCGTGGATTAACATCTCTGATTAAAAAATATTCACCGGAATCAATCTCAGTATACAATTTTGATTTTTATAAAAATTCCACTATCGCTGTGGATACAAGTATTTTATTATATAAATTTAGGTATTCCAACGACTCAAATTGTCACATTGGTGGGTTTCTTAATAAGTGTATGAAATACGTAACTGCTGGTATTACACCTGTGTTCGTTCTTGACGGAAAACCTCCTATAGAAAAAAGAGAAACCCTATTTCGCCGAACACTGAAGAAACAGAAAATAATATCCAGAATTAAAAATCTTGAAAACCAACTTGGAGATTCTCCAGAAGGAGACGAACCAATTCTTCGGGAAATTGAAAGACTCAATAAACAGAATATAAATATAACAAAAAAACACAGAGAGGAATCAAAAGAACTTCTACAATTATTAGGTTTTGATGTTATTCACACTGAAGGAGAAGCTGAAACCGTATGTGCTTGTCTTCAACAATCCGGGTACGTTCATTTCACATTCACAGATGATACTGATGCGATTGCATTAGGTTGTGAAAAAGTTCTTAGAACCAACACAAATGATACTTTTACTGAAATAACACTTGACCTTGTTCTTAAAGGTCTCAAACTAAATTATACGGAGTTTGTTGATTTGTGTATATTATGTGGATGTGACTATTGTCCGTCTATACCAAGAATAGGTTATGTTACTGCTTATAATCTGATACTTGAACACAAA